AGGCATAGATGAAGGAAGTGTAATAGAAGTTAAAGCATAACAACTATTAAAACAAGAAGTAATGGTTGTGCATGCATTTAGTGATGTCGGAAGTTGAACCGAAGTCAAATTAAAACAACTTTCAAATGTTCTATTTAATGTGGTGATGCTGTTTGCTGCTGATGCTGGAAATGAAATTGTTTGTAAATTACCACTTGATAAGAATGTTGAGTTTAAGTCGGTCAGTGAAGTAAGAACCCAGTTGCTTGGAAAAACAACAGAGGTCAGCACGGCACAAGAAGTAAAAGCAGACAGCATTGATGTTGGTGTTGGTGATCCAGCACTTGGAAATGTAATATAAGTAAGGTTATAACACTGATAGGCAAATGAAGCCATAGTAAAACTTCCATTCAGAGTTGTTGGCATATCTATTCTTACTATATTTGAACATCCATTAAATGTGCCTGAGAAGTTATTAACCGTTAGTGTTGCTGGAAATGAAAAGTAAGCAAGAGCCTTACAATCCTGAAGCATATTCCCGCAGTTCCAAGTTGCTGTTCCTGATGTTGTTGGTATATCCGCTCTCACCAATGACTGACTATTTAAGAAAGCATTAGTCCAATCAATAGTTCCTGATGTTCTTAATGCTGTAAGTTTCATATTTGTAAGTGAATAACACCTCGCGAAGGCGGCAGAAAAAGAAGAGCATGTGTTGGTTGATGGTATAGTAAGATTATCTATTGATACACAATCAAGAAATGTGCTGTTAAAAGTAGTCACCGCATTTAATGTTAATGACGGTGGAAAACTAACCAAGTATAACTCTGAACATCCATTAAAAGTTAAGGCCAAAGTATTCAGTAGGGTCGCGCTCTCGGGCATTGTTATTTTTTTTAATGATACACATCCACTAAAACAAGAAGCCATACTTGTGCAAGAATTCATAGTTGTTGGTAGTATAACCTTTTGTAAAGCAAAACAATTTGTAAAGGCACTCGCCAATGATGACCCGGTCCATGTGGTAGGAAGTTTTACATATTCTAAATTTGAATAATTACCTAATGTTCCGTTTGAGTATTTAGATGTGAGAGTAAGAGCAGATGCAATTGTATCACCGTGGTATAGTTCTAATAATCCTGATGGAAAATTCAAAGGCGAACCAAGATTTACAGGAGCAATAAGATTACAAGTTGTTAGTGAGACGGTTGGATCTACCGTAATAGTAATGACCCAAGTATTATATCCTCTTGAACAAGTAGTTCCACCAGTTGTATAATCATGACTTGTGTTTGTAGTTGTTGTTGTGCTTACTTGATCTGATGAACCATCACCCCAATCAATATAGATTGAATATGTAGCACCTGTTCTTGTGAATATACTATTGATTGTATATGATGTTGTTGCTCCAGTTCCAGCAAATGACTGAGTTCCTATATCACTTACTAACATTTGAATCTTATTTACATTATCAGTAATAGAAATCCAGTCACCTGGTCTTGTCCATTCTGTTGGCGGAGTTAAAGGTTTTTTTGGTATGTTAGATACTTGTCCTGGTGTAAAAAATGCCATAGTTTATTAGAATATTTGTATATCACCTATTATTGTTGTAATAGGTAAGTAATAAGAATAGAATATAGAGTAAGAAGCTCCAACAAGATTATAAGGAAGTAATCTTGAATTTATACACTCTGTATAACTATCATTGTATGGTATATAATTAACTATACTTTGAGTTCCTATATTCGCATTAGAAAAAGTATAACCCCAAAAAGAGCCTGTTGCGAACCAACCAGAAGTTGTAAGTGATTGACTTGTTAAGAATACTTTTGCTGCTGAACCGCCACCTGAAACACCTGATGTTCCTGATGAGCCATTAGAACCAGTTGCTCCTGTAATAGATATACCAGAAGAGCCGGAGGTTCCATTAGTTCCATCTAATCCATTATATACAAATGATATAGAATAATCAACTGATGAAAATGTTCCATTCGCGGTAAGAGCCGAACCTAAATCAGCGTCTAACCAACTACCAGGTATAGAATAATTAAAAGCAGCTGATGTGATCGGCCATACAGCAGAGACCGTGTTATTATTAACCTCGGATACTTTTATATAAACTATATTTCCGTTATTATATAATGTTTCTATTTCTTGAAGCCATGCTTGGCAAACAACCATGTTTATATTTTTAGAACTTATAGAAAGTTTTGTAGTAGATGATAAAGAATTTGAATCACTAATGAAATATGTATTTCCTGGATTAACATTTTCGCCTAATCCAGACCAGCTCCATCTTATAGAATTAGATCCATCAACACCAGCAAGACCTGAAGATCCACTTGAGCCACTTGAGCCACTTGAGCCAGGTGATCCGCTTGACCCCGAAGTTCCGCTTGTTCCAGATGTTCCAGATGTTCCAGACCCAGTTCCTCCACCACCTGTTGATGTTGTGCCACTTATCAAACCAGAATTATCTACTTGAAGTAATCTATTTCCAGATCCAGCGAGTGAATCTAATTGTATCTCATCATTAGTTGTTAATTTCATCTTCTAATTTATTTTTAATTTACAAATATGGTGGTTTTGGTATGGCAGGAACTTCTATAAAAACTCCATTATCCCAGTAGTATTGTTTATTTGGATCAGGAACAAGTATATCATCTGTTATTATTTCAGCGGTTGTATAATCGGTTCCTATATACCAATCATTCGCACCATCTACATAAACTTTAATGATTCCAATTTCTCCTCTTTCATTTACTTTTCTTATATCAGTTGATGATGCCAACACATAATTATTTGTTATATCTATTACTATCATTTTTATTTATATTATTTTTATATTTGTTGCCATATAGATGCACTTGTGCCGGCTGCACCACCACCGGGACCAGCATATATACTACAATTAAAAGCGGTAATATGAGCATTATAAAGGACTTCCGGTAAATTAGTTCTTTGTGTCCAAACATCTGTTAATATATCATACTCCCACACATCCTGCATTGGTATAGTTGCTGTATAACCACCTATCAAATATCCTTTATTACTTGGAATACCTGTTCCGATTGAACCATACATCATATTTTCTCTTGCCACCGATGGTAGTGATGTTTTTTTAGTCCATTGTAAAGTGTCTATATCAAATTCCCATAAGTCATTTTGTAAAACATTCGCCGTTGCTCCACCACAACTTACATAGGCTTTTGTTCCACTCGCGTTGGTCCAGTATCCAGGATAAAATCTTGGACCTGCTTTGAAATCTGGTATAGAATAAGTTCCATTACCACCACCTTTTCCTACGGTTGTATACCAAGCGTCATCAGTCGCATTATATCTTCTAAAATCTTTAAATTCACCAGCACCACCAGAAAGAGTTCCAAGTCCATAGTATGCTTCACCTTTTAATATAAAAGATATTGCTATTCCTCTTGTTGTTCCACTATATGTGGCTGCTTTTGCCCATGAGTTTGTAGTTGGATTATATCTCCAAAGATCTTTATAATATGGAGCACCCGTTGCGAAAGGAGCTCTACCACCAAGAATGAATCCATATCCATTTAGTGCAAATCCCTGTGCTCCATTTCTCGCAGTTCCCGAAAGGGGAGCGGTCGCTGTTGCGGACCAAACATTATTAATAGTATCATATCTATAAAATGATTGTGTTGATGTGATGGCAGCGGTTGCTCTACCAGTTCCAAGGTAAATATAATTACCAATAGTAAAAGATGCTGCCGCAGCTAATCCAGGAGTTCTATTTGTATATTGAGCGATCTTTGACCATACATAGGTCAAAGAACAAAGTATAGCTGGCGTGGGGGCTACCCAAAATGCGACGCCTGTGTTAAACATTAGTAAGATAAATAATTTTTTATTGTTGAAATCCACATATCAGTTCCATCATATATTCCAGACATAACAAAAGATCCTGTAAATCCAAGAGCGGTTGCGCCGACCGTCTGCCAAGCGTAAGCACTATCAAGTGAAAAACTATATGTTCCTGCTTTTATTAAGAAGTTATATACTGATGTTGTAGCCGAAACATAACCAAAAGTTGTATTACCAGTCAGAGTATAAGCATAGGTATTGGTTGATGCTAAAGAAACGGCTGTTGTTCCAGTTATATTAGACACCGATACATTTGTGGTATAAGAATTTATACCTATGCTGTAAGTTCCAGCATTATTTCCAATCGCGAGTGTTTGAGCGAGTGATTGAGTTCCAGTATCTCCTTTCGGACCAGACATCTCTATAATAGAATAGTGTATGTTTGTAAGTGAGAATGTTCCGCTTATTTGACCTACCGTGCTGAATTGTAAATCTATCCAATAGTTAGTATTACTTGATAAATCAACAACAACATTTGTATCAACAGGACTAACACCAGTAGTGCTGTTGAATTCATATGGCATACTATATGTTAATCCATTTGTTGATGAAGCAGTTGTTCCCGCTGCTGGTGATGACCCAGTTCCTATAATTAAACTAACTCTACCATAACTTACTGGTGTGAATGATATATTAACATATAATTTACCAATAGTGCTTGTTGAAAATGTTGTTCCAATGCCAGCAATCTTCATTGTTTGATCCGCAGTTCCGTTTGGTAAATATCCACCATAGTATGGCCCAGGAATTACAGAGTGTGTTCCTGCCGAAATTGATCTATTTGTGCTTTCAAATATAAATTGACCTGTTGATATATTGTAAGAGGTAAGATAAAAGTTGGCTGTTAAATCCCAATCAGGACTTAAAGCATCACCAGGACTAATACCACCAGGTGATCCCCATGATAAACCAGTCGGTGCTGTGATTACATAATATCCATTAGGTAAGGTTGAGGCACTCCAGCCAATCGCACTTGATCTAAATGAGTATAAGTCAATTGTTCCAACACTTTTATTACTTGATGTTCCACTTATACTTTTCATAGAACCTGATATAATAGTTGAACCATTTATACCAGAAGAACCACTTGAGCCTGATGATCCACTTGAACCAGATGATCCAGAAGACCCAGAAGAACCACTTGACCCAGAAGATCCACTTGATCCTGCTTGACCGACAGCACCAGCCAAATTAATTTGCCAACTGGCGTATGTTCCTGAACCAGTTTTATGTTTAATATCATAAACTAATAAACCAGTTGATGGATTATAAGAAACAACTTCTGCGTGCATATGATTACTTAAATCATGTGCGATAATTATACTTTGAGCAATTGAATAATCAAGATTTAAATCATTTGTTATTAATGATTGAGTTCCATTACTCGCGATTGTTAGATTAGTATTTGAAGTTGTTGAATAAACATCACCATCTATACCAGAAGTTCCATCTACACCAGATGTGCCGCTTGAACCAGAAGTTCCATCTATACCAGAAGTTCCATCTATACCAGATGTGCCACTTGATCCTGATGAGCCAGAAGATCCTGATGAGCCACTTGACCCTGAGGTTGCAGAAGATCCACTTGTTCCATTTATACCAGAAGACCCAGAAGTTCCATCTACACCAGATGTGCCGCTTGAACCAGAAGTTCCATCTATACCAGATGTGCCACTTGATCCTGATGAGCCAGAAGATCCACTTGAACCTGAAATACCTGATGAGCCACTTGAACCCGATGAACCGCTTATACCACTTGACCCTGATGATCCATTCACACCATTTGTTCCATCTATACCAGAAGATCCAGAAGTTCCATCTATACCAGATGTGCCAGAAGTTCCATCTACTCCTGATGTGCCGCTTGATCCTGATGAGCCTGATATACCACTTGAGCCTGATGTGCCATTTATACCAGAAGTTCCTGATGAACCACCACCACCTGATGGACCAGTTGCACCAGTTATACCTGAAGTTCCTGATGAACCTGATATACCTGATGTGCCACTTGTGCCAGCAGCACCCGTTGCTCCTTGCGGACCTATTGGACCAGGAGGACCCGTTGGACCAAAGTAAGTAATTGTATATCCATTTGTTGAAAGAACGGTTGAATAACCGACCATCGCACTTACTGGATCATTACAAGGTGAATATCTTAAAGGAAGTTTTAGAGTAAAAGTAGTCATCCAACCATTACTATTCTCATCCTGTGCTTCATACGCTGGCTGACCTTCAAAGGTTCCATCAATACTTAAATCTAAATCAACATAATAAGGATGCTGATCTAATTCAGCGAATATAGTTTTACTTATATAATCACAATCAGAAGATGTATCTTGATAATTGGCATCACCTTTATTAATCTTATCCATAATATACATAGTGAATGTATAGTATTCTACGCCTTGTGAATTACCACCACCTGTTTGAACTCTTGTTGATATAGGTTCAATCCACATATAAGGAAGTAAGGGCGGTCTTTCATTACCTATATTGTATGAAGGTCCGAATCCAAAGTCATTGATAAAACTATGGCGATTTGCTAAATCTTCAAATATAGATTTAATCTTTGTTAGTGTTAAAGTATTATTACTCATAATAATTTATTTAATTTTTGCTCTCTGTCTTTTGATATACACCAAAGGCGTATTTCTTGCCTAATTGGCGGCAATTTGCTTATCTCTTTTAATTTGTCCTTATCTTCTTTGGTGATTTTATGCTTTATATCATCCCATTCCGCATCTAATAATTCAGTGTAAGTCATTTCTTTATTATTTCATTTTATTTGCCATTCTTTCAGCATCATCTCTTATCTTCCAATATGAAAGAAGATTTAGAGTTTCAATATATCCACATCTATATACTTCTTCATGTCTTGTTATATCACCATCAGCCAATCTATCCATAAAAGCGACCCATCTATACTTATGTGATTGGTCATCATTCATTGCGTGTGCGATTTTATTATCACTTTCTACACTGAATAGGCTTTCATAATCTATACTGATATTTCTTTCCCACTCAAAAAAAAATTGACAATAGGAATCACATCACCAGCCTTTGCTTTATTCAAAAATAAATCTGCTCTTAATTCTAAATTCATTATATCTCTTCTATTGAATTTTTCAACCGTCCAAATTTCTTCTTTCTTTTCTGAATCATATTCCATCTTACCTGGTCTGATTAGGACAGCCAACATCTTTGGAAATAAGCCTCTAACATCATCACCATATTGTTCTTTTAATAGATTCAAAGATATATACTCACCATTATCTAAATTATTTATATCTTTAACAACATAATCAACGCCTTCTAAATTAAAATGATTAGATCCTTTTTTAAATTCAGTAAAATTATCAATTAATTGTTTTACTTCATGTGATATAACATTCATTTCTTCTAATGATAGGTCATCAATCTCTTCTTCTGTTGAACCAGTAATGATTTCAACCAACTTATATGTTCTCAATGTTGATTGCATAGATCCATCATCTAATAATCCTTCTGCTGTTGATGTAAAGTCCAAGTATTGCTTCAATGTAATCTCATCAAAGGATTTTGGAACTATAATTTCTTTCTTCATACTCATAAATATATTTTATTTTTTATTTATCATCTTACCATTCATCACTTTCTGGTCTGATTGTTGGAACAAATATAGTTGTTGCTCTAAATTTCTTTTTCTGATGTGAATGAATCGCATATCTTAAAGCATCCATACTATCATCATTTAATTTTATAGGTTCATCTAAAATCTGATCCTTATTTGTTTTCCAACTATACATTTTATATTCTTTTAAGGTATTAGTTGATGCTTTATGAATCCAAATCTTATTTGACTTCACCGTGTTTATACCTGCTTTAACTTCTTTATTTGCCTCTTTTATATTATATCCCGCTCTTCTTAAATCTGTGATGATTTCAGGTCTTGAATAATCTGCGTAGATATATTTTTGCTTATCTATACCATACTGATTGAATAGGCTTACTAAATCACCAGATGTTAAGAATTGTTTATAGATTATTTCTTCACAATAATATCCTTCATCTGTTATACTTACTTTAATTAAAACTGATGGGTGATTATATCCAAAGTCAAGTCCATATACCGTATCAATTACATCAAGCGGATTTATATCATACTGATTAAAGTGAGTGTATATTCTTGTTGTAGGTATAGGCTTCTCACCTAACGCGTATATCTTATAATAATTTTCATCAACTGATATTAAGTTTTCTATTTCTTTTATTATATCATCAGCAAGAAAAGGATTATCTTTGTATGTAGATTTAATAAATTTAGTTTCTGATCTATTTATTAAATCATACAACCAACTTTCATTATCAGATGGATTAAAGTCAAAGATTAATTTGTCGGTGGTTCGCATATTCAATTGATTAAATTCTTCAAAAGATAATTCATTCGCTTCATTACACCATAAGACATGCCTTTTTCTACCTCTTAACTTTTGTTCATCATCAACAGAAAAGAATTCAATAGAAGATCCATTATAAAAATTATACATATTTTCTGTTTTGTGATGTTCAGATAATTTATACAATCCTAAATCACGCATTACTTCTATGAAATCTCTTAACACGGATGATCTTAAAGAAGGAAATGATTTTCTTACTATACTGACTAACTTACCTGGATTGGTAAGACAATAAACAATTACCATTTGACATAGTGAATATGTTTTGGAACTTCTACTTCCTCCTTGATTGACCACAAATCTTATTTCATCATCATTAAGTGCTTCATAGTTCCAAGAAAATACTTCTGTGTGCTTTATGTTTAATGATTTACTCACCTATATCATCCTTTTTTAATATCTGAATAAGTTTTATTTCTGTGATCGCATTACCACCTGATGTTATATCAACCTTATCTGCTGCGTATAGACCCATCAACTTATTAATCTCTTTTTGTGTTTCTAATCTTTCTTTGTTAGTTCCTACTTCATAAAGTTCTTCTAATCTTTGTATTGCATTTGTGAATGCTTTATTTACATCTTTATCAGTTATATCCATGATATACTTTTGAGCATCAGTCAGGACTTCATAAGCAATCTTTCTACTCATACCTATTTGAACCATAAGAAAATCTAATAATGTATGTGTGCTCTTGCCTTTAATCCTCATCATTGCAACTTTTGTAACCAGGAATTCTCTGTCATATTTTTTATTCTTGTGTGCCACGGGTTATTATATTATTTTTTATTCTTTCAACCACTTTTTTATTTAATATACTATTGACATTAAATCCTTCTGATCCTTTATACATAGAGTAAAGGACCTTTAAGAATTCTTCAAACGCCTTTTCAGTTTCAATGTGAGTATGACAATTACAAGTTTGGATGTCAGCCATATCAGAGGTGATATTAAAATAACTACTGCTGATAAACTCACTCCTATTAATGCAAGTGCTAAGGTGGTCGCGGATCTCCATAATGAATTTTTGATTAGGTGTCTTGACCTCATCATCACCAAGTATCTTTTCAATTTTGATTTCTCTATCATACGCCCTTGTTCTTTTTATTATTTCATCTAACTTCTTGTCCATCATAATCCAAGTTGTTCTATTTTTCTATTCCTTTCATACTGGTCAAAATCTATAAAGAATTCTTTATATCCAACATGACCTGCCTGATCCGATTGATATATGAGATATGCTATACATTCACCATCTGTTATGAACTCATCACCTTCATAAGTATTACCTACAATAAGTAGGGGATGTTCTTTTATACATACTAACTTCTTTCTCATTAACTAAATTTATTTCCGTTTTGTCCTACCCAATCTCTTAACTTATTAAAAGCATTCGCGTATGACATACTACAATTACAACCACTAATAGGTCTTGGATGATTTGGATCAATATACTTCTTCAACATTTCATATATTAAACTTTGTTCTGAATCTCTAAACGGACCTATGTGTCTAAATAGAATAAACATCTTTTCTAAATCTTCTTTCGGATAATTATTTATTTCTTTTTTCGCCATATGTAATTTATTATGTTTTGTTCGCCTTGTGTATAAAGGTAAGCGATATAAGAAGCACCAGCAGCAATAAATATATCACCTGATACAATCCAACCTACCCAGAAAGAAGCACACTTAAAACAACTTGTAATAACTATTAAGAGGTATTTAAAGATGTTAAGTTGTTTTAATTCTAATACTTCAAGAAACCATTGAAGCGGCTCAAATGATGTAATGAATTTTGCCAGTAAGAGTATTTTTGTTAGTATAATTATTAATGTCATATCTTTATTTTAGTTTTTAAATACGCTTTTGTTTTTCTTACAGATCTACTTACCGCATTAAAATTTATACCGGTAAGTTTTTCTATTTGTTTTAAGTTTAAATCATCAAAGTAATAAAGGTGAAAGAGTGTTTGATGATATTGATTAATCATAAAATCTTCATATTGTTCTTTTAATAATTCCATCATCCTTTTTTTAATTTCTACACTATCTATCTCTATTACTTCTTCATCTTTTAAGTCAGATCCTATTTCATAATCTACAAAGTCAATTATTCTTTCACCAGAAAATCCGTTGTTTTTATGTATCTTATAGTATGTTGATGTTTTACTTTTCCACTGATTAGTTATTATGTTTAAGCAATAATAATCTAAATATCTTTTTTCATAATACTCTATTAATTTATGTTCTTTTATTTCACATACTTGTTGTAAGAAGTGTGATCTGAAATCTTCATAATGATTTTTATCGGTCACTATATTTCTTATGGCGTCGGACAACATTTTATTATTATAAATATATTCCAGTATCTCATTTTTAGTCATTACCTATCGCTTATATTAGGAACCTGTTGTTTTAATTTCTTTTGACCGAAGTGGTCTTGTAGAATTAGGAACATCTCCATTCTTTTTGCTTCTGTTTTACTTGAATAAGATTTTAAAATAACTAATTCAATATCGCCTTCATAACCTCCTTCTCTTAAAAAATCATATACTAATTTCTTTTTACCATTTTTTAGGGCTCTTCTATGTTCTGCTGATCTTCTCTTAATGTTATTTGTTCTTCCGATATAGATACAATGACTATTCCAAAGAATACTATACACATGAATCATTGTTGTTAAATAATTTTTTAAGATTAGAAGCGATTTCATATTCTTCTAACTCTACCGCCCTCTTTTGCCATAGAACTATTGTATCACCAATATAAATCCAGGTTAATAAATAATCTTTATCATTAAGTATATTACTTATATCACCAGATATTCTATTTATATCTTCTAATGATTCACTAATCTTTTTATCAGATAAAATACTTGATTCTATTACATCAATATAATTATAAAATATATTTGCGACCAACTCAATCACCATTTTTTTCTGTGAGTAGTGTAGTTTAGGACTTAATGTTAGTTTAATCTCCTTAATTGTTGAAAGAGCATAACTTAAAACTGCGTTAGTTTTCATTTAAGATTTGATTTATTTTTTTGTTTCTCCTTCTGACCGTGATTTCTTGTTGAACTAAATTACACCAATCAGTCCATTCATCTATTATCTGCCCGTTTGCTATCAACTTATTATCTAATTGATAAAATCCTTTTTCTGTTATTTTACTTACATCTCTTAAATATATTATTGAACCCCTAATGTAAATCTTCTTTATTAAATTATTAATCATTAACTATATATCAAGAACTCTTCTTTTCCTTACTCTTTTGATAATACATTTTTCTTGCGTAAGCGCTTTGAAATGTTTTAACCAAGATATTTCTACATTCCTCTGAACAGGTTTTAGTGTTAGGACCCATACCAGGTTCAAAATTAAAATCCTTTTTACAATTCTTACAATTTCTTATAGGTGTTAAGAAAACCTTTGGCTTCTTTTTAGATCCTTTTGTAAAAGCGTTAAGAGGTTTTCTTCCTTCTATGACCTCATTATCAATTCCTTTTTTAATTATTTCTTCCTTAAGTATTTCGCGTTCTTTTTTCCATAAGACAGCCATTTGATGTGTTCGCATACCTAATATCTTAGCCATAGTTGAATAGGATTCACCTTGAACTCTTAATTTAAGAATTACATAATCACCTTCATTAATCATTTTAATAACTTCCTGTGTGAATTCTATAATTTCTTTTTTATCATCATCTTCACCATCAGAACATTTAAGAAGTGCTTGACCAACCACATCTCTATTCTCATCACTACCTTCATCATCTTTCCAATCAAGTGAATAATGATGTCTAATGTGTCTATTATACTTTGGATCAACCTCATTAATAAATATATTTCTTAATATAGATTGAAACCAAACCAGTTTAGAAGCCTTCTCTGAATTATACTGGTGTGATACTCTTAATCCTTGAAGTATAGTCATATGTATTACTTCCTCGTGATAAGTTTTATACTTCATAAACATATGTCCTTTAAGAAGATTAATCATTTCTTTTATTTCATCATCAGTCATAAAGGAATTATTAAGTGTCCAGTCGGATATATCCCACTTACTTCTTGTTGCCTTTGCTTCATAAGTATCTTTTTTCTTTCTCATACACTTATAGATATATTTTTAAGTAAGGTTTATCAAGCACAAAAAACCCTGATAAGAAGATTAAAACTTACCAGGGTTAAAATAAATAATAGTAATATAAATTATATTATATTTTAGAAGAAAGTTTTCTTTTTGCTTTTCTCACTTCATTTTGTTTTGACCACTTTAATTTTTTATTAGAGTGAGCCTCTGCTTGTCTTTTTTCAACGGTTTGTGCTGTTGTTAATCCAGAACTATATACAAACAAGTGAGTGATTTTTTGTGAAGAGGACCATTTATATTTTGATGGCTCTGATTTCAAATAGTCAGATGCGCTGTCATACTTTTTTGCTGACGCGATTACTTCTTGTATATCATAAACGGTTTTGTTTGATTGAATCTTCCAACCTCTTTCAACACAAAGTTTTTCTTTGAAACCATTTGATTGAATCCAGTTCTGGTCATTTCTTGACATAGTTCTGAATTCATTCCAAGAAGAAGCGGATTGTGATGATTGAAAACAACTTTCATAAGTTCTTTTTACAACGCCAGTAAGTTGATTTAGGACAACATCAGCGTCAGCGAAATCACAAACATCAAAGAAGTTTTGAATATCACCGAAGTCAGGAATTGATACTGATGATGCTGACGCTGATTTTCTTGAAGAAGAAACTCCTGTTGAAGTTTGCTTAACAACAGGAATTTGTAATCCTGCAAAGTTTTTGCCGTTGAATGATAATAAATTTTCTTTCTTCATTAAAGAAATTGAAATAGAAACCATAACGCGAGTTAGTGCATTTAAGGTGTTGTTGGTCACCTTAATATAAAACTTATTTTGTAATTGATTTCCGCGATTTGATCTTGACATCATTTGGTGAATAGTATCAGGATTGTGAGTGAATGACATATCAATAGTATAGTAAAGATTATTATCTGAATAACCAAGACGCATTCTATCAACAACAACAAGAGATTGAATATCACCTGACTTAAATTTGTTTGATATAATTGAATCTGGGTCAGATTTAGAATCAGAAACAACTGAATCAATACCAACAGAAGTAAGATATTGTGCGGTCAATTGAGCGTGTTTAATATCACGGCAGATAAATAGTTTTTTACCGTCAGCGATGTGTGGAAGAACTGAATCAACTGATGATTTTACTTCATCATTTGAAAACATAATACCTGATTTTAAAACTCTGTCATCATTGTAAGAGTTAGAATCAATTTTAACATCAGCATTTACTATACGGAAGTTTAAGCGAGCAAAGAACTCATTAGGAATATCAAGTCGAGCGATTGGTAAGATATACTTAACGCCATCAGCAACAAATTTTGAAGGTGTTGCAGTTAAAAGAACTTGATGATTTACACAACCAATGCGTGATTGAATAGTATCAGCGAAGTAGTTTTGGTGTGCCTCATCAACAATAACAAGTGAGAATTGTGAAAGGTCAAGATTAACAATTGAAGATCTGATTGCAACAAAGCAATCAACATCTGTTGAAGTTTGAGACCAAGTAAAGTCAGGATTAATTTGAGCCAAACGCTGACAGAAATTATCTTTGATTACATTAGTGTGGTGAGCAATAACAAGAACTTTGCCGAAGTTTGACTTAACAAAAGAAGAAACCAACATAATCGCGATTTCAGTTTTGCCTGAACCAGTAGCCGCAGCGAGAACAACTTTTGAAGTAGGTGCTGAAAAGCCTGATACTACTTCTGTGATTGCTTTTGATTGATAGTTTCTTGGTGTCATAATTTCTAATTTTTTAAGTGGTTATTTCTATACTATAAAGATACGGAACTTTTCTGAATTGACCTAATTTTATCCTAAAATAAAAGAACAAATTGCATCTATAATATCATCTTCTGTGTTGAATTTCCACTTGTTAAATGTCTTATAAGTTGATTGGTCATCGCTGAAAGGTTGAAATGATGCAATGATAGATTGATTACAATTAAGGTCACCTATGCTGAAATTACGGTCATTTCTTAATTCACCAGATACTTCATATACTCCTTTTTTTTCAGTTCTATGAACGCTGAAAGATCTTAAATCCTTTAATAATTTTGCCTCTATTTTTTCTTGAATTGTCATAATTTCTAATTTTTTAAGTGGTTATTTCTATACTATAAAGATACGGAACTTTTCTGAATTGACCTAATTTATTTTACATAAATTTACTCATTTCAACATCTGCAATGAATGTAATACCATCAACCCTAACTGATGATAAACCATTCCAGAAATCAATCACAAAGTCATTTTGAGCCCAGCATCCTGTAATCTTCCAGAAAGCGTAGTTCTCGGCTTGGATTCTTGTTGGATACTCAATAGAGTCAGGATCTCTTCTAACACCATTAACCATCGCTGGAGTAGGTCCATTAAAAATAAGTATAGGACTTGCCATTTCATCTAAAACTACTTTGTCAAATTCTGCTCTTGATATTTTATTAGTTGTTTTCATACTTCAAAGATACGGAACTTTTTCTCAACCACCAAATTTATTTTTGATTATTTTCCTATTTAGAATGATTCTAATTAACACTATATAGCACTTAATCGCATTGCGAGCGAAGTATCCTTATTTAGAATGATTATAAATATCAAAAAAGATGAAAATAAATTTGGTGAATAGGGAAATCCTCCGTATCTTTACAATATGAAATACACAGATACATATATTAAGGACATCATCACAGATAGATTTTTAGACATTGACGGCTGTCATTTTGATTGGTCAAGTAAAGAGTTCAAAACGGTTTTTAAGTTCAAATTAACCGTTCCTGGCGACCCTGGTGATGATAATTTAGTAGATTGCCTTGACTTTATTGTTAGTTATTTTGGATTCAAAAAGGTTGATTTTGAATATACTGGTGGTATGAAGGTAGGTCGCAATTACACTCAAAGAAGAATTGAAGTAAAATTAACAAAATAATTGAAAATAAATTTGGCAGATTAAAATAAGTTCCGTATCTTTATAGTATAGAAAAACACAATATTAACCACTTAAAAAATTAGAAAATATGAAAAACTTAATCACAAAAAAAGGCCGTTTAAGCAAAACAGCAATCAAGTCAATTCAAAAAATCGGATTTACTCTTTGGTTACAAGATTCTCGCGATGACAAAACATCTTTATCAATAGTTCTAAACTACATCACAAAAGATGGAATTGAAATTGACCAAAAACCAGACAGCCGCGGCGACGCTCACAGCATGGCTGTATGGACTTATGACATCAGAAACAATGATGGACTTGATTTATTAGATTATGACTTCATCGCGGCTTTTGGTTCAAGAGCAGATGTTTATTAAAATAAATTTGGCAGATTAAAACTTTATCCGTATCTTTATAGTATAGAAAAACATAAACCACTTAAAACTTAAAAATATGAAAACACAATTTATGACAAGCACAACTTCTGTTAAAGAATTTTCAAACAACGCAACATATTCTTATATGGCTTCAATGATTAAAGATATGTCTTGTGAAAGTATTAAAGTTTCAACCTACCCATTAATATCTATGGTTCAAAATTCAAAAGGTAAATTCAATATGTATAGTTCAGAGGTTTGTAATATATCTTTACCTGATGGCTCACATATTAACTTTAAGTCATATGAAGGTAATGTTGATATAAGCCGAATCATATCAAACACAAAAGGATGCGGTAGTATCTTAATGAAGATAGTTTTGTTTGCTTACTTCTCCGCGGTTGTTAAAATAAGTGATTCAGTTGGTGACTTAATCCTTGAATGCACTGGTTCAGTTGGTATTGGATCTAACAAAAGAGATACACCTGTGGCTCAACAAACTTCTTTTTTCAGAAAGTTTGGATTTAGAAAAGTTGGTAAGTATAATCCTAATCACATTCATATGTCGCTTCATAGTAATGATGATATGAAAAAAACAGCAAATGAGATTACTGATTTATTAAAAAAATTAAGTGTATAATTTATTAAGGACAACGGCAATCCTTTAAACCGTTTTTAGATATAATAGTATGGATAATAAAGAAAAAATAAAACTTGTAGTTGAGCATATGATGAGTTCCTACAAACCACAATTAATTAAAAGTGATATGGTGAGCGAAGTAATTATACATGACGCTTATGATAGATACTTATTTAAACCGTCAGAGGTTGAACTTAATTGGTTAATATGCCGTTTAAGATTCATAGTTGCTGATGAAGAATATCAAGATGAAATTAAAAAGCAGGATGATTTAGATTTTATGAATTGGATTTATAACACAAAATAATTTTTATTTTCTAACAACAAGAAAGCGGATATTTAATATATATTTTACAGCAATTGGAGGAAATAGAAAGCATTAAAAAGAACATACTACGAGCAATAAGAGGTAAATATAATTTAATAAGAAGATGAAATGCTCATGGTGTAGTCCATGCCTGGTCAGCCAGAGATAAATTGCAGTAATGTCCTTTTTGTTAGTATATTAATAAACTTAAAAACAGAAAAGTTAATTAGTATATTAGGTATTGGAGGCTAAAACATTAGAAGATTAAATAAAAATAAATCCTACAAAATCCTTAAAGATAATATCTTGGGTAGGTCACTCTAATATTCAATAGGGCGCTGTGTCTAAATTCACAACCCGATCAATCAACAGAATATTAATCCGCGGTTGGAACCATAGTTAAGAAAGGTGGTTCAGGAAGATGATGGCTTGAATGTAGAAACTTAAAGGTCTTCATTACTTCCTATACTAAATGAGGTTGTAATACTTTCTATGCTTAAAAGGAAAACATAATAGTTAATATATAGAATATGAAGAAGAATAAAAAAGAAGAAAGAAAACAAAGATTAGAATCATTCAGAAGTGATATACTACCTCTTATATCAAAAATGTATAAAGTATCATCACACGGTCCAGAAAACGCACCAGACACTATGTATAAGATTACCATACATAGTGAATTAACATATGACTACTATCCTATGAGTGAAAAACTCCGAAGGAATAAAGGCGGTATATGTGAATGGGGATCAACCACATCAAATGATGTATTAGATGGTATAAAAAGATTAAAAAAGTAAATATGAAAGAAAGAATAAAGCCACTAACACCAGAAATGACGCAGTGCGATCATGATAAAGTCATACCTCATTTAATAAAACTTCTTGAATTGAATGCGAGTAATTATAAAAAAGGAATAACCGCAAATAGAATTATTGTTTGGTTCAATAATCATCAAGGTAGAATTGGATTCAACGGATCTTTTGGTAAAGCAAGATTGATGAAGTGTATAAATTATATCAGAGGTAGAAGATTATCACCAATATGTTCTGGTGCGTCAGGATATTGGATTGAGCATGATACAAAAGTAATCAGAGAATTTACAAAGAGAGAAAGAATAAGAATAGAAGCACAACTATTTATGATTAAAGGTATGGAGGAATTGGCAAATGAAATTGATGAAGCGAATAGTAAAAATAAAACCGATATTTTAGGATTTACTTGGAACTAATTTCTTTTATTGAGTTGCTTGATTTCATTTGTTAAATCACTTATTACTTCTTTTAATTCCGACATCTTTTCTGTAAGATTATCATACTTATTTGTGTGATCATTAGAAAGAACATCTAATTTATTCTTTGTTCTATAAGATAAATCCTTTACAGATTTTAATTCATCCATAGTTTGTTTTAAGAAATATCCTATTATGGCTAACATCAAGCCACCAATAAATGTTAATATGTTAATCATCATTTTTTTACTTTCTTTTTTTCATTCTCAAAGTTTTCTAAAAGGCATATACAAGGAAGTTCATTACACTCACCGCACTTTTCTTTACTTTTATCTTTCAAGTATTTACTAAACTTGTTCAGATTTGATTTGTATGTTCCGTTTCTCATTACCAGTTTAACGGGGTCCCCCATGGCTCATCGCAGCAGTCAGGATCTCCGTAACCATTATTAGGTTTTTTTGTTGTGCCACCCGCATTACCTGACCAACCAGAAAAATATGTTGTTCTTTTAGGTCTAATTCTATCTATACCGACACTTTGGAAGTATTCTGGGTAATCACTTGGATTATTAATTATCAACTCTCTAATCCTTTGATTATAGAAATCTGCATAGTGCTTAACATTGTCCCTCATATACATCAATTCTTTTAATCCAGTAGTGGTCGCGGAGTCAGTAGTTTTAGAAAGAATAGATTTATTTGTTAATCTATATTGAATTGATGGAAGTGAGTGCCATACCGTGTGATGACATAGTGCAGGCTGAACAAAGTTAGCAAGTAATAATAAGTATTTAGAGTTTCCGGCGTCATTTATTGCACCGGTTGTGACCAAGTCCATTAACTTCTGATATAAAGTATATCCTAATATCTGTTGTATATTAGTATCCTGAGCAACTATAATGTTTGGTGCGATTAAATCAGCATCAGTATTTTTATCTATTGTAGAGTGAATAAAAACATATTCAACATCTATAAGTGTTGCGAAAGCCATTATGCAGGAGGATTATTTTTTGGTTCAGTTGGTGCCGGATTAGTGATTACTAATTTATTTGCGTCCTCTTCCGTTATACCATTAATGATAAGAAGATTTCTTTTTGCATCATCAGTAATAGGTGCCGACAAAATAGAAAGAGTATCACTTATTGATAAATCCATCTTTGCGAAATTTAATTCATAGTTCGCAAGTTCTAATCTGTCAGTGATTCCATTTATTCTTGATAATCTATTAAACTGCTTTTCAATAAATCTTTGTTTAGGAACTATATACTGACTTCTAAACATTTCAAGTGAATTTAATATGTTAGTTTGACCAAATGTTATACCACCATCATGATTTCCTAAACCAAAAAGATCTGGATCATTTACTCTATGTGATCCTAATATACCTTCTGTAATCATATCATTAAGATCAATATATTTTGTATCACTACTATTTGTTTCTATTGGTTGAATAGTTGGTGTTGAATCTTTATCTTCTGAATAGGTAATAAATGCTTTACCACCGCCTTTTGGTCCAGCCAATTGACGCATTAACTTTCTGTCATTGATTAACATTTCTTCATCAGTAGGAATACCTGTTGGAAAATTAATAAACATACTTGGCGCAAAACCATTCTTGATATTTGAAAGGTGAAATTGTGAAATCTCAAATTCCATTTCAATCCATCTCGCGCCTGATATATATTCAGGAACACCATACCAGTATTTACCCGCTTGATATGTTTTACAATATAATAATTGATTAGGATTACTTCTGTCCTTTGTTGAAAACGCTGGATAATAAATAGGTTTATTGTCTAATTTATTTACATTAGTCCAGTCCTTACAAATTAAATATCCTTCTGTTTGTGGATAATCTTTACTCGGAACTACAATACGCATTGATTGAGGATTCATATAATTAATCTCCGCGATCTTTGTTCTGTCTTTTGACCATACTATGTTAAGTAAGAAAGCACCATACACTTCTAAATCATATCCTACTCTGGTCACAATTTCTTCTAAATCATCTTCATTCATAGAGTTAGATAAAAACTTTAATGCTTCATTAGAAAGATTATTTTTAATCCAACCATTACCAGAAATCATTGCTGCTTTCTGATGAATTATCGCGTTATGTTTTGGTGATCTGTCAAGTAAAGAAATATAATAATCAGGCATTAAATTATCATCACCGAAGTTAATGAAGCCGCCTCTTGGATTCATACTTTCTTTATATTGTGGTATATCTTTACCGATCATATTAAATTCAACTGCTCTCAAAGCGAACGGCTTCCCCGTTTCATTATCAAGTCCATCTCTTATTATTCTTTCTTCCATAATTATATTCTATTTTGATTTCTATACACAACGGTCACATCATCATTTGATTGAGTAAATGATTTTGGTCTTGAAAAAGTTGCGTTATATGTTATTATTCCATTTTCAACTATACCTAATGAATTACTTAAATTTAAGTCATAAGGATTAGTCATTTCATATACCTCATAAGAATAAGTTGATGGTGGTATATTAACATATCCTGCTGTCGCTGATCCAACACCGACTGATACGGTAAATGAATTCCAATAATAAGGTGCGGTTGATTTATCAGCAGCATAAAACAAATATGTCGCATCTGAATCTTTATCAATTAACTTCCAAGTAAAGTAAGGATTAATAAGATTACTACATCTTTCATATAGGGTCGCAACTATACTATTTGTTCCAGAGTTTAAGTATATCATTACTTACTTTTTCTTTTTAGTAGGTTCAGTAAAAAATTCTTCTTCACTAATCTCTTTAACTTCTTCTTCAAACAACCATTCATATCCTTTACTTGAATAGTGTGAATATACTGATGGTTCTAACTCTCTTACCCAAAGGTGTTTTCCGGTAAAAGGACAAGAAATGTTTTTGTCTAAATGTTCTTCTTTTATCTTCATACTCATAAATATAAATTTTTAATTTTTTATCAATAAAAAACCCCACCTTGATTACTATGTCAAAGTGAGGTTCTTTTATTCTAATTGGAAAATAGAATTAAGCGATAAGTGTTAAAGCCGCTGCTGAATTTACTTCATAAAGTGGTTGATCTTCTTTTGATGTAAAAGTAATCATTGCACCTGTTAAGTCAGTTCCTGCTTTTCCTAATCCACTATCAATTGCTGATACTTGAACTGGTCCAGATTTACCCATTAAAAAGTAAAGTCCGTTTTTATCCAATATAAGAATTCTCCACACACCTTGACCTAATGTTTTAATTTGATTAAGTAAAGCAGCGTTCATACCTTGAACATTAATTGATAATGTTTGATTATATTGAATTGCGTTATTTTCTGTATTCACCTCTGCTGGCGCAGTATAAGATGATGTTTCAATCGGTTGTTGAAAAGTATAGAATGAAGTAGTAGCACCACCGAATGCAGTGATTATACTATTTGTTCCGAATGTATAAGTTAATGAAGTATCATTCCATTGACCTATAAATACTTTTTGGACGCCTGCTTGTGTTTTACAACCGATACTATATCCTGATGTTAATAAACATGCCATTTGTTTTTAATTTCTTTTTATTTAACTCTGTGGGGTTTGAATCAATCTCCCCCCTAATGAGTTAATTTAATTTTGTTTATTTATTACTTAAAATAAACTATGTTTTGGTAGTAGTATGCTGCTGCACCGATTTTAAATTTCGCTCTGAAATAAACTTGGTCATATAAGTTTTCATACCAAATTCTGAATGATGAATAATCAGACATTAAATCAGTTCCCATTGCTAGGTTTTTTGCGTTAGTTAATAATCTTTTGTTAGTTCCGTTAAGACCTCTTACTGCAACAATTCTAACTGGTTGTCCTGGATACATAAAAGTCCATCTTGAAGCACCTGTTTCTTCTTGTCCTACTGAATAGTGGAAGTAATTTGCGTTTCTTAAAGCAACAACTAATGTATTAAAATCAGCGTAAGATAAGAAAATTGTTAAATCATTTTCAGTTAAGATTTGAGATGCACTTGAATTCATCGCGTTAATCATACCATCAACAATATTGATTGCGTTAGCAACGGTCATAGTTGTGT